AGCGTGAGTTTCCACGCAGCCTGGGCCTCCCCTTGGGCCTGGTAGTACGTCCACGCCGCTGCCAACTCTGCGGTCGCCAATGTTGCGCCGTCGAGCGGTGCGTCGTTTGCTACGGTCGGGCGGGCCGTCGTGGCGTAGGTTCCCGTTGCGGAGTAGATGCCCGCGTCGGGGTGTTGGCCCCACGTCTTGACCTCCCATTCGACGCCGCTGCCGTTGGGGTAGGTCCCTGCCGCCAATACCCACGACGAGGCGCTCGAGGTGATCGCCGTTTCCGTGGTCCAGGTGGGGTTGCCGGTCTCGCGGTGTCGGATCTGAAATTTGCTCTGTGGGGACGTGTCGGTGGGGTTGTGGATCCAAGTGAGGGTGCGGGCCTCCGTGGCGTCTGCGGGGGTGCTGGGAGCCAGCCCTGTGGGCGCATTCGGTGGGGCGGCTAGTTGAATGTTTGCCGTCATGACGGTGCCGGACTGGAGGTTGTCACCGGCCTCTGCCGCGGCGTTGTTGATTCGGGTGGCAACCCTGTAACGGTGCGTGTCGATCGGGTTGGGTGCTGTGTCCGTGTGCGTGGTCGGGCTGGTGCTCCCGGCGACCGTCGTCAGAGCCGCCCAAGTGGTGCCGTTGTTCGTGGAATGCTCGAGGACGAATTCGACCGCACCGACCCGCTGCGCCGGGGTGATCAAAATTTCGATATCGTTGCCGGCCGTTTTGGTGGCAACCGCCGAGGTCGGTGTCGCCGGGGTGGTGTAAACGACCCCGGTCGCACCCGAGGTTGCGGTGCCTGCCGCGTTGACCGCCTGGATCCGGTACCTGTAGGCGCGGTCACCTTCCGCGGTGTCATCGTTGTAGCTCGTCGCGGCCGCCGACAGGCCGGTGGCGATCGTCGCGTACGCTCTCCACGCCCCGGTGTTGAATTCGCTACGTTGGACCCGTTGCGAGGTGGCCGGGTCGGGTGCTCCCGCGTTGATCGTCCAGCCGAGGGCCTGCCTGGTGTCGCTCACTCGGGTTGCGGTGACGGTGCTCGGTGCTGCTGGGGTCTTGACGATGTGGTCCGGGCTGAAACTTCCCGAAGTTGCCGCCGACCCAATCACGCCAGCCGAACTCGACGCAGAAACAGATGCTGTCTTGTCGCCGGCGGCGTTGTGGTAGACGCGTTTGGTCCAGGTGCGCAACGTTCGGCTGTTGTAGTTGCGAAAGTCGTACCCGAACGAGCCGGAGACGGTGCTGCCGTCGATCGTGGCGCTATAGGTGCTGGTCGGGTCCGTATCCCAGGAGCCGAAACCTCCGGCGTCCACAATTTTGAGGCTGCAGGCCAGGTCGGTGTAGTTGCCCAGGACGCTTTGTGGGCCCTGGGTTACGGTGAGGACCAGGTCGTAATTCCTTGCTGAAAACCTGTCACTGTAGGTCGTCACGGCGTCATCCCATTCTCTCTAGGGTGCGCGCTTTCGTCACCGCGCTTTTCACATTGCGGGCCGCCTCGCCAACCAGGCCCAGGTGGGTGGCGATCGTTTCCGCTAGCTGGTCGATCGTGGCGTCGGTGAGGTCGACCGCACCAACGTGGCCGGTGGTCGCTGCCCGCTCGATAACCTGCCATTGCGGTTCGGTGAACACGTACTCTGGCCGGCCGGTCGCGTTCATCGCGCTCGTGCTGCCCGGCTGTAGGATCCCGCCGTTGTCATACTTGATGAAACCGGCCGGGTCGACCGCGTTGCCTTGGGTGCCGTCGCGGACCTCGAAGTGCAAATGCACGCCGGTTGCGTTGCCTGTTGCACCCTGCTGGCCGATCCTCTGTCCGGCCTTGACCTCGTCACCGACGCCGGCACCGAGGGCCGCCATCGACGGGTTGTGTGCGTAGTAGGACCAAAGGTCCGGGCCGTGGTTGAGGAGCATATTGATGCCGCCGGGGCCTCCGCTGCCGATGCTCTGAACTAGGCCGTTCGCTGCGGCGTACGTGTTGCCGCCTCCGGCAATGTCGACACCGGCGTGGAGTCGCCCCCAACGCTGGCCGAATCCTGACGTGACCGGGCCGTAGCTTGGGCGCGTCATGCTGCCACTTTGGGTGCCCGTGTAGGTGGCGTTCCCTGCCGCCTTGTCTGCTTCATCGATACCGGCGATCCACGCGAGCGCGTCATCGATGCCGCCCTCGGCTGCCTGCCGGGCAATGTCCGCGATCCCCTGCTCCGGTAGGACCGCGCGCAGGCTGGTCCGTACCGGATCCAGAATCGCTGCGGCGGCTTTCGCCAATCCTCCGCGCACCCACTTCACGGCGTCGCCGACCACACCCTTTACGGTGTCGGCTGCGCTGCTCACCCAATCACCAATGCCGCCGACGGGCATTGCCGCGTTGGCCATGCTGGTCCCGTCGAAAGCGCCGAGCGACGCGGTGGGTGCCTGCTGCTCTCCGGCCATCATCGCTTGGGTGTCGGTCGCGGTGTAAATTTGGCCGGGGTTGGTGAAGTCCACTAGCTCGGGGCCTTCCTCACCGACCAAGGCCCAGCCGCCTCGGTGCAGGCCGCCCTCGGCATAGGCGGGAATCGTTGACATGAGCGGTAGTGGTGTGCCGCCTACGAAATCGAGGACCTTGTTTACTGCCTTGCGCAGCCCGTTGTTGTAGACCGTCTCAATTACGAAGTTGATGGGCTTCGCTGCTAGGTCACGGATTTTGTCCCATGAGGTGCCGATCGCGTCCTTGGCTGTTTCGAACGCGCCGGGGATGGTCTCGCTGACAAACGTTTTCATGGTTTCGAATGCGGGCTTGAGTTGGTTTTCCCACACACTGGTGATGCCGCCGACCAACGTGTCCCACCCGGTTTTCATCGCTTCCCATGCCGGTTTGATCGCGGTGTCCCAAAGCCAGGACGCCACTGCGCCGACCGCCTCGAATACGGGCTTCAGGACGTTCCTCCAAACCAGGCCGAATGCTGCGGTGAGGACGCTCCACCCGCGCTCGATGTTGGTGAAAACGATCGATAGCATGTTGCCCCAAAGCCAACCGGCTACTGCTGCGACCGCGTTGAATACGGGTTGCAGAATGTTGTCCCAATACCAGGAGAACCCGTCTGCTAGGAAGGCCCACGCTGTCGTGATGGCCTCAAAGGTGGGTTTCAGGATCGTGTCCCAAAGCCAGACCGCGGCTCCCGCGACGGCGTCCCATACGGGCTTGAGGACGTTTTCCCAAACGTCGGAGAACACGCCGCTTACCCATTCCCAGGCTGTCGCTAGGGCGTTGGTGAAAACCTCCCACGCTTTCTGCCCGACCTCCGTCTGGGTGAAGAAGTAGACCAGGCCGGCTACCAATGCGGCGATTGCTATGACGACGATCCCGATCGGGTTCGCGGCCAGCACGGCGTTGTAGGCCGTCTGCACGGCGATGGCGATCTTGGTGGCCATCTGCCACGCCGCGATCGCTCCCTTCCACAGGTAGAACGCGGTGGTGGCCCCACCAACCGCCGAGGCGATTCCTAGGAGCCAGGTCTTATTGTCTACGAGCCAGCCACCGAATGTTTGCAGGGTCGGTATCGCGGTCCCTGTTAGGTAGCCGAGGAGGGGTTTCACTCCGTCGCGTAGCGTGTCCATGAATCCGCGCTTCAACGTCTCGAGCGTGATCGTGGCGTTGTCGTTCAGGGTGGTGTCGAGTGCTCCGGCTGCGCCGGTGACGTCACCGAGGCTGCCGTCCATCGACCCTAGCTGGTCAATGAACGCAGGAATCTTGTCCGTGCCGAGGTCCTCGAGGGGTGTGCCAAATAGGGCGATCGCGGCGTTGGCCTGCTCGGTGGGGTCCTTGATGTTTTGTAGGCCGACGACCAGGTTGTCAAGTGCTCCCGCTGCGGTGTCGCCTCCCGCTAGGAATGCGGCGCTCATGTCGGTGGCCGAAAGTCCGGCCGCCTCATAGGCTTCGACGCTGGTGGCGCTCATGTCCGTCGACCGGATCGTTAGTTCCTTGACCGCGTCACCCATTTTGTCGATGCCGTATTGGCCGTTCGCTGTTGATGCCACAAGCAGGCCCATCGCTGCGGGGCCGTCGATGCCTAGCTGGCTAAACGACTTCGAGTATTCCTGGGTGGCGTCCATCACTTCGCCGCGTAGCGCTGCCGGGACCTGTTGCATCGACGCGGTCATGAGGTCGAATGCGTCTGTCGCGTCTTTGGCCAGCCCGTTCTCGATCAAAATTCCGGCGTTGCGGGCGGCTTCACCCACGTCGATGTCAAACGCGGCCGCCAGCGACATCGCCTTGCCGGTGATGTCCTCAATGTCGGCGCTGCTGGCGTCGCGCATCCCGGCGATCGAGCTAACTACTGAATCGACCGACCTGGTCACGTCATCCATGCTGTCGCCGTAGGCGTTGGCATAAAGTTCGCCGGCCGCCTTGCCGTACGTCTCAGCCTGTTTCGGGGTGGACCCGAGGGCCGCGTTCAATTTGTCGGCCGCGACCTCCATGCCCATCTCACTTTGGAACGCTTCAACTAGCAGCGCCACGCCTCCTGCCGCTGCGGCCAGTTTGGTGGCCATCTTGCCGAGCGACTCCGCGTTGTTGTCGCTCTCTGCTGCGGAGTCCTTTTGTGCGCCGGTCAGTTGCTCCCAGAACCCTTTGGTTTTCTTTGCCTCGGTGCCTGACTTTTCGGTGGCCGTCTCGAGTTGCCCGGTCGTTTCCTTGAGGCCCTTTTGGCTTTCGCGCAGGGCGTCCTGGCTGGTCTCAAACTTTTGGGATGCCTGCTTGGCTTTCTCTTGTGCCGCCTCGAGTTTCAGGGTCGCCGCTCGGGCTTGCTTCGACTCTTCACCGTACTTCTCGAGGGCGTCGGTGACGCGTTGCTCGCTGGTCAGCAGTCCCGCGCTCGCCGTCGACTGTGCCTGCCGTGCCCTGGAAACCTCGCCGGATAGTTTCGCCACCAGTCCGGCTGCCCGCTTTTGTGCTCCCTCGAGTTCCTTGACCAGGGCGTCGCCGGATCCGTCAGCCCCATCGACGAACTCGCCCTTAAACCCTTTTCCGGCTTTGGTGCCAGCGGTCTTGGCTGCTTTGGTGGCCTCTTTCGCTAGCTCGCCCCCGAACCCGCGCATCGACGGGAGGATATCAATCCAAACCTCATCAGCCATCGGTGTGGCTCCTGTCTGTGTGGTCGGGCTTGGGGTCGTGCCTGCTGCGGTCCCTGCTCAAGATGACGAGTAGGTGGTCCTGCTCGGTCTTGACCTGTTCGGTGCTGCGCCCATTGTCGCGCATTATTTCGTTGGGCGTGGGTATCCGCTCCGGCTGTTGGGCTTGTGCACCCTTGGCTCGGTGGACGTTGTAGTAGGACGCCGCGATCGTTCGTAGCTGATTCGCCACGTCGCGTAGTAAATATTCGGTGTCGCCCCACGGGCCGTTGAGGTCCCGTGCCGCGGCGTTGTTTGCCGGCAGGTGTTCAACCATCACGCGGAGCTGCCGGACGGAAATTCGTCCGGTCAGCGCCGCGATGACGGGGTTCTGTTGTCCGGGGTATGTCTGCAGCAGTGCCGCTTCGTATGCCTCGGGCGCTTCGCCGATCAGTCGGTAAACCTCGGGTGATCTGGCTAGGACCGCCGAGGCCGGAGTTTCCCCAATTCGTCACGCCTCGCTGCTGTCGATGCTCCCCAAAGGGCGACCAGTTCGTGGGCTTCCCCTCCGGCCGCCTCGAACGTTGCCCACTGCTCGTCCGCGCTCGCGTCCGGGTAGTAGCCGAGGACCAGCATGGCGATCTGTTCGGCGTCGTCTGCCGCTTCGATGCCGCCCATGAAGTCACGGAATTCGCCATCGTCGCCACCGAGGTTCAGGCCGAGGCGAATGTAGACGGCGGCTTCGGCGCTGAGTTCGACGCGCTGTAGTGAGTCGACGTCGACCTCGGCGAGTTGCTTTTTGAATTGGTCGAACCGCACACTGCGGATCTTGGGTGTCTTTGCCATGTCGGGTGTTCCTTTGCGGGTGGGGAAGCTGGGAAAGCGGGAGGGCGACCGGTGGCGGGCTTCCCCTCACCACCACCGGTCGCCCGGTCCTAGTGCTGCCGGTCAGGCCCCGTAGGTGGGGCCGTTCTGGCTGCGGGTGAACGAGAGGCCCTCGTCCGGGTCCTTGAACAGGCCGAACGTGAACCCGTAGGTTTCCGGGGTGCCGCGGTTCAGCGTGCGGCCGGTCTTGGCCGTCACCTTTGCGCGGTAACCGTACTCGAAGCGGTAGCGGGCTGCCGCTCCGACGCCGTCCTGCATGATTACGCCCAACCGAAAGTAGGGGTAATCGTTCAGGGCGCCGTCATCGTAAACCCATGCGCCGTCGTTGGTCGCGGGGAAATTGGCGAAATCTACGCCGTGCCACAGGGCCTGAACGAATGCGTTGTCCTCGCCGAACGCGACCGTCAGGCTCTTTTCGATGCCGGTCAGGTCGGTGCGTACCGGCTCGAGGCTCTGCAACATCGACGTGTTGTCGCTGCTGATCGAGTCCTCTTGGCTGATGCCGTCCGTGGTGATGAACCCGAGTTGCAGGGCGTCGGCTGGCAGGATGGGCAGGGAGTCGATCGCGTCGAAGAATAGTTCGGGGACGACTGCGTCGGGGGCTTGCAGGAAGAAGAGCTGCGTGCCCCATTTGCGGACGTTGGACTCGTCCGTGGTCATGAGCGCGTCTACTGTAGGCATGCTCGGTTCCTTTCTCTAGGTGGTGGGCGTTGGGCGCACAGCGAGGCCGAAGGTCGCGCTTGCCCGTCGGACCCCGCCGGTGCTGTCCTCGAGGACGGCTGCGGGGAACGTTTCTGTGACCTCGTCTACGAACCAGGCGGTGGTGCCGTTCGCGGCGAGGTCATACATTGCGGTAGCCACGTCTGCGGTGGCTTCCCAAAGGTCGGCGCGTGGTGCGGTTTTTGCTGTCATCGTTTCGACCTCCACTTGAATGGTACGGGTCAGGCCGGTCGCGTCGGGTGGGGTGCCGCCTCCCGCGCGTGTCACTTTGTGTGCGGGTAGGTGGTCGGCGATCGTGTCATCCGTTTCGGTTGCCACGTAGTGTCCGGTGCGGGCTGTTAGCCAGGCCACGACTTCGCGCTCCACGTTGGGCCATCGCGGGCTAGCCACCGAACGCTCCGCGGCGCAGAATCTGTCGGCGTGTCATCCGGGTGCGGCCGTCGCGTTTGCGTTGTTCGGTCGTGAGGGTTGCGGTGATGCGGGCGTACGGTCGGCGCAGGCCCTGATCGGCTTTCGTTCCCGGTCGGGTGCCCGTTTCGATGTGTAGCTCGCGGGCAAATTGTTCGGCACCAACACTCAGCGCCAGCGCTCGGGTACGCGGTAGCGATCGGCGGGCTCGGGCTACGAGTGCGGCGCGGACGTTGGGGCTCTGCAGGAGGGCGTTCAACTTTGCCGCCTGGATGCCCTTGAATTTCTGTGCCATTGTGGTCCCTCCCTGCTAGCCGGTGATCCGCTGAATTTCCAGCGACGTGTGGTTGATGCGGTTTCTGCCGGTGCGGATGTCGGGCTCTCCGATCACGGCGTAGTCGGTGCCGCCCCATCGGATTGTATCGGCTGCGGTGATCGTCACCGCGGGGGGGGAACCGGCCACGCGGTACGTTCGGGCCGTTTGGTCGCGGTAGCCGGTGGTGTCCTCATTCGTGTTGACCTGTTGCACGTTTACTCCGGGCCATTGGGTCTCGACCGGGGGTGCTGTTTGGGGGACGCCGTCGGCGTCGAGGCCGCCCGTCGGGGCGGCTTGCACGATCGTTACCGTGTCGGCGTGGAGGTAGTTTGGGATCCTCATGAGCGGTCGCTGTTCCCGCCGAGCGTGTACTTGGTGACCATGTCTGCCCACGTCCCTAGGCTGCCGCCGTTGATCAGGCTTGCGGCCATCTTGATCGATTCGTCGCCGGTGGTCACCGAGTCGATGCCTGCGCTCATGTTGCAGAACGCTTCAGCCATTTCCAGGACCGCGTCCTGAATGTCGGCCGGGACCTCGGTGTGGCCGTGGCTGTAGGTGATGCTGATGTTGTCGAGTCCGTCGGGCCAGCCGCCGGCGCGGCGTAGGATCCCGGCTTTCTTGCCGACCTGGTAGTCGGTGATCGGCTCGCCGTTGATCGTGATTTCCGTGATGGCTGTTACGGGTGCGGCGAATAGTTGCAGTGCGGTCGACCCCGTGCCGGACAGTTCGATCGTTTCGTCCGTGACCGTCGTGATGTGGTTGCCGGTTGCGCCGCGGAACCTGGCGCTGAGTCGTCGTAGGGCGTCGAGCACGATGGGGTCGCTTGCGGTGCGGTCCTCTAGTCGTGCGGCCAGGTCGGCTGGGCCCGCGAGGAGGTCTGTCGTTGGCATTGCCGGTGTCGTCATCGCGGGCCCATCCTTCCCTGGCTACTTTTCGGCGGCCGCGTCGTCGCCCTCGAGGGCGGCTTCGCTGTCGTCGTTGTCGTTGTCGTTGTCGTTGTCGTTGTCGCTGTCGTCGTTGTCGTCGTCGTCGTCGACTCCTGCTGCCGCCTCAGCCTCGAGGTCGAGGGTCTCGAGGAACAGGTCGGCGATCTCGTCGCGCTTCATGCCTTCGAGGTCGGCCGCCTTGGTGCCGTGGGTGACCGCGTACACGATCCAGTCGGCCTTGGTGGCGTTGCGCTTGGGGATCGTGATCTGTCCGGGCTGTGCCGTGGTCAGGGGGGTCACGTTCTTGGACCGTGCGGTGATGACCTTGCCGTCCTTGATCAGCCCCAAACGGCGAGCGTCCTGCTGCCGGTAGCGGATGCCGTTTGCGACGATCATCTTTGCCTCTTGCTTTGCCATGCTGGTGTTTCCTCTCTAGCTCGCCGGGGGTTGTCCGGCCTCGGTGGGGGAAGCCCCGCTGGCCGACCCTGAAGTGTGGGTCGGGGCCGACCAGCGGGCGAAGCGGGCTAAACGCCCGCGGTGAGGTCCACGACGCACAACTTCGCCGCGTTGCGGATCAGTTGGGTGGCGCGGAGTTCGGCGCGGATGTAGGTGAGGTTCCTCTGCGCGTAATCCTTGTGCTGGTTGAACGCGAGGATGCTCAGGGGCTCGTAGTCGAGCAGGTGAATCGTGGAAAAGTCTCCAATGATTGCCTGGCCGACGGCGATGTTCTCTGAGCTGATGCGCTCGTACCCCCACGCCGTGCTGGGGCCGATGCCGAACGGGCCGTTTCCGAGGTAACGCTCGTTCAGGTCCTTGAGGAGGTCCCAAGCCTCGTCATCCTCGGGGTTCAGCAGCACGCCCTTGATCGATGCTCCGCTGGTGGTCCGCAGCAGCGTGATCGCCTTGCGGATCGTGGTCGGAACGTCGACCGCGAATGCTTGCTGCAGGACGCCGCTGGTGTTGAGGATGCCGTCGGGCTGTTCGGGGTTGGTCCCGCTGTCGCCGTTGAGCAGAATGTTCTCGATCGTGATGTCGAGGTTCTCGCTCAGGGTGGAGTCGATCAGCGTCTGAATGACGCCGTCATCGGCCAGTTCCTGATTGGTGACCTCCATGCCGTCGGCGTAGGTTGCCGCCTTCGCATCGGCCGTCTGCGTGGTCAAGGTCGACAACGGCTTCAGGCCGCCAGCAATCCCGACACCGTCGTTGGTCGTTGCTTCGGGCACGATCGCCGCGTTGTTGGTCTTGCTCACAACCTGGCGGTACTGGAACCACGGCGAGCTGGTGCTGCCTCGCGTGATGACCTCCAGCAGTCGGCGCTGCGGGCGGTAGACCAAATCATCGATTTCGCCGTTGCGTTCCGGTGCCGCGTTGCCCGTGCCGCCCGTGCCGAGAACCTTCCGCACCGCCTTGAGGCGACCCAGGCCCTCGGCCTTGATGCTGATCGGGGTGTCCTTGGTCACCGCCTTGGGGTGTGCCGTCTTGAACGTGCGGTAGGCGTCGGACTCGATGAACTTTTCACCGATGGTGGTGGCCGTGCTGCGGGCCGGCGCACTCGGGGCGTCGGTGCTGCTGTCGTGTACCGGGGTCGCCGCAATCGACCCGAGGGCCTTGCTCGCGGCGTCGCGGCGCTTGATCAGCGCACGGGTTTCGTCGATCTCCTTGACCAGGTCGAGGGCACGCTGGGTGTCCTCATCGGTAGCGGTGTCCGTGGCGAACTTCGACTTGAGAGTCTCGGCTTCGGCCTGGAGCGCTGCCAGTGCGGTTTCGAGGTCCATTGGTGGGCCTTCCTTCCTTATTGGGTGATGGTCAGCCCGAGCAGCGCTCGTGCCTTAGCCGCAGCGCTTTCGCGCTGGACGATTGTGGGTTCAACGTCGGCGGGGTTGTCGGCGTCCTCGGCTGCTAGTGCAGCCTGGTCTGTGGTGGCGCTCGCGGCCGGATCCGTTTCGGGGTCGCTGGCCGGGATGGCGGCTTGCCTCATCGGGGCGTCGTTGGACTTGCCCTGCTGCCGGAGCCTGTCGCCCATGCGGCCGGTCATGTCTGCCGCCTTGACGCTGATTAGCTGGGTCTCCGGGTTCGCACCCTTGAAGCACGGGCCGGCCTCCCAAAGGTCGACCTCCAGAATTTTGATGCCCGCCATCAGCCACGCCCATTCGTCGTTGGGGTCGTCTGGCTCTATGAACTCGTAGCGCAAAACCTCGCCCGACCACGAAAACTCGGTGATCAGGCCCTCTTGCATCAGGGCGTAAATCCTGGCCGCGCGCGGGTGGTCGAGGTCGAGGTGGCCCTTGAGTTGCAGGCCCTCGGGGGTTTCGTCCGCGGTGCTGTAGTGGCCGAGGATGCTGTCGACGTCGTTGAATTGGTGCGACCACATCACGGCCAGTCGGCGTTCTGTTGCCGCCCACTTTCCGAGGGTGGTGGTGAATGCTCCGGCCTCCACGATGTCGCCGTCCAGGTCCTCATTTCCGAAAACGGAAACCAGCGCGACGAACGTGCCGGGCGGGTCGGTGGCGTCGCCGGCGTCGTTGGGCGCGAAGGCTGCGGTCACCTTCGCGGTGGCGCTTCTCATGATGGCTGGCATGTCGCCGTCCTTTCGGTGGTGAGTCTAGTCTTGTCGGGCTGCTGGGTCGGCGTTATTGCCGCCCTCGTTTTGGGTTCCGCTGTCGGTGGGGGAGGCTTGACCGCCGGTGGTGACGTTCATGGGGGTCACCAGTTCGTCGGTTCCGTCGATGTAGGGCAGGTTCAATCGGGCGCGTCCCTCGGCGCGTGTCATGAACGGGCCGCCGGTCGCGGTCTGCAGGACTCGTGCTTGCTCCATGAAACTGCCCGCCATCGCTGCCTCCCGGTTTGCCTCGAGGTACAGGCGCGGGGTGGTGTCGAGGGTTTGGACGATGCCGCCGTTGTTGACCGCCTGCTGTAGTTGCACGAAAAGTGGGCCGAGGGTGGGGCCGAACAGCATCTGCCTGAACGCGTCGACGTTGGAGAAATTTCCGGCGCGGGCTCCCACTAGCTCGGGGGGGATGAAATATGCGCTCGCGACCTCGGCGTCGGTGAGGCGTCTGCCGTCGAGGTCCTGTGCGCTCTTGGGGTTCAGGTCGTTGCCGACCGTGTGGTACTCCATGCCTTCTTCGAGGATGGGGGTGCCCGCTCCGGGGTTGCTGCGCCAATTGCGCCACGTCTCGAGGAACCTGTCGCGGCTGGTGGGATCCCACTTGCGTGCCGTTGCCGGTCGCTGTAGGAATCCGGCAACCTTTGGCATCGCGTTCCATTGGGTGGTGCGCCACTCGATCGCGCGTCGGCTCTCATCGAGGGTGGCCGCGAGGGTGTGCATTGGGGAAACACCGCCGGCCTTGCTTGGGTGCCAGCCCCATGTGGCAATCTTGGGGGCGTCGGTGATGTCGACGTCCTCCTGCCCGTGGGGTGTTTTGATCTTGATCGTCGTGACGCGGCCGAGGTGGTCGGACTTGATGCTTATCAGGCCCGGTGGGATTCGGGTTAGCTCGCCGTCGGCTAGGACTGCCACGCAAAGGTCGTAGATCATGAAGTCGACGGCTAGGGCTTGCATCAGTTGGTAGCCATCGACGTGGGGTGCGGGTCGGCTGAGAATGTTTTCCGCGGGGCTGCTTGCGCGTCGACGCCGGTCGGTGTCATCGACCCGTTGGTAGGCGTGCCACGGGACCATCGCTAGCTCGCGGGCCGCGAACGAGACGACCTTGCGCAGGCTCGGTTGCGTTTTCCATAGTGTCAGCGGGTCCGTCGGGGTGGGGCTGTAGTCGTACAGCGGGACACCGGCGTCGGGTGTCGTGATGGTTGTTCCCCACGTCGTTTGGGTGGGGTAGCCGCTGCCGATCGTGACCAGGTCGCCCGTCTTGGCTCGAATGATGCCCATGCTTATGCCTCGCTGTTCGTGGTCTCAACGTGTAGGGCCTGGACGAACGTCACGTACTGGCGGGCCACATAAATTGTGCCCTGCGCCTCGATCGGTCCCGCTGCGGTGTCCACCACCGGGCGGCTTATCTTCCAACCCCATCGCCAAAGCCGAACCGCACGCTGCACGGTGCCCTCGACCGTGGTGCCGTCGGTGAGGTTGAATCTTGCGCGTGTGCCGCGGCGTAGCATCATCGGGTGGCTCCCTCGAGGTCGTGTCGGGTGGTCATGCGATCGTTAGTCCCTCATCGTAGCGGCCAGCGCCAAGCGCGGCGTCGGCTGTCGCCTCCGAGATTGCGTTCATGAGGGCCGCCCACCCATCGATTTTGTCGGCGCTGTTTCTCTTGTCCGGCTTCACGTTCCCTGCCGGGTCCATCGCGACCGCCAGGTTGTCTACCATCCAACGCATGACCGGGTTGCCTCCGTGGTGCAAAACTGGGGCCCGGTTTTTGCCCTTCAACAGCAACCGCTGGGCCTCCTTCATTGCTGGGCTCATTGTCTTGTATCCCTGCCGGGTTTCCACGAGCGGCACGCCGTCATCTAGTAGATCGCCCGTTAGTTGTGCCGAGTTCCATGTGTCAAACCCGACGGTCTGTACGTCGAAAAGGTCGCAGTCCGCGACCGTGCGTTGCCTCACGTATCCGTAATCGGTGACGTTGCCCGGTGTGAGGACCAACCATCCCTGCTGCACCCATAGAGT